TCTGTCATCTGCTGGGATCTGATTCCACAGAGTCTGGAGAACTTTGTAATCTGGGTTGTACCAGGGGAAACTACGCTGCTTGATGATTCTGTTAGAATAATCCACCAGAGTTTGCTTGCCATTGATTTGTTTCTCCGTCCATATCTCAGCAAATGACCTGTTTGACCCCTCTGACACCATGTCAGATACATCCTTGCCAATTTGAGCAGGGAAGTTGTCTGGCATTCTTATCGCAAAGCCAAAGTCAATCAATTTTGCCCTCCCTGTAGAAGAATCTATCATAATGTTTTCGCGGTGCAAATCGCCGTGTACATAACCCGCAAGCCATAGAGAACACACAATTTGCTCCACATTCACATAAAGTCTTGCCATATATGATTTGTTTGGCAACATGGTTAAGAACTTAGCAAGGCTGACTGTCCCGGCCGGGTCCATCACGGTTATCGCAGTGTGCTGTGCTAATTTCCCCCCTTTGATAATATAACTCAAGTAGAACTTTGGAACATTATCTGATATGCATGCTGGTTTTGTAGCACCAGGGACTCTGGCACATGAGGGCGTGTCGGTGAGATTCTTGTGAACTGTGTTTTCACGGATTGCTTCGGATATGAAGTGCCCGTCGTTCATCCGTCCTTGCTGCCTCACTTCTTTGATGATGACTATCGAGCCAACTTTGGGAAACTCATAGAACACCTTGCCACCGCCGTATTGCATGCCTTCTTTCAACTTGGCAATGAGTGGCAAAGTGACCTTTGCCACGTACACCTTGCCATTGACCCCACCTCCAATGCGTTTTCCGTACTTTGAGACTACAAACGTCATATTATCTCTTGTTGTCTTTGTCTTTCTTGCAAAATCCTCGCCAGGAATTGGCAGGTTCTCTCTCGGGCTGAGACGTCCCTTTGGCAAAGTATGACTCTCTGGACCACCAGCCAATTTTGGTGACATCTTATATGGGGACGTCTTTACAGGATGCGTCTTCATTTATCTTATCCCAATATATTTATTCATATCGACACTCTTAATATATAAATGAACTGAAAATGTGATATACAAATGACAATTTGCAAACACCCAGAGTGCAGGAAACAAGGATTGTACAACACCAAAGGTCTCAAACCCAGATGGTGTAAAGCGCACAAGACTGATGAGATGGTAAATGTCAAGAACAAGAAGTGCCCGTGCGGAACTATACCAAGTTTCAATCTCCCAGGAGAAATCATGGGAATTTGTTGCAAGGAATGCAAGACGTCTGAGATGATAAATGTCAAGGACAAGTTATGTCCGTGCGGAACGCGACCAAGTTTCAATTTTCCTAGAGAAACTGTTGGAATTTGTTGCGTTGAGTGCAAGATGTCCGAGATGGTAAATGTTGTCAACAAGAAATGTCCATGCGGAAATCGACCAAGTTTCAATTTCCCAGGAGAAACCGTGGGGATTTGTTGCAAGGAGTGCAAGACTGATGAGATGGTAAATGTAGTGAGCAAGAAGTGTCCGTGCGGAAAGATACCAAGTTTCAATCTTCCTGGAGAAACCGTGGGGATTTGTTGCGTTGAGTGCAAGACTCCTGAGATGGTAAATGTCAAGGACAAGTTATGTCCGTGCGGAACGCAACCAAGTTTCAATCTCCCAGGAGAAACCGTGGGGATTTGTTGTGCTGAGTGCAAGACGTCTGAGATGGTAAATGTTGTGAGCAAGCTATGTCCATGCGGAACGCGACCAAATTTTAATTTTCCTGGAGAAACCATGGGAATTTATTGCGTTGAGTGCAAGACTCCTGAGATGGTAAATGTTGCTAGCAAGAAATGTTCATGTGGAAAGCAACCAAGTTTCAATTTCCCAGGAGAAACCGTGGGGATTTGTTGCGCTGAGTGTAAGACGCCAGGGATGGTAAATGTCATCGGCAAGAGATGCCCTGGATACAATGGTGTAGAGTGTCCAGGTAATTATCATCTTGCATCAGCATGTCAGTATTGTCTGTCATGTGACCCCGATGACTCTCGGCGCGAAACGCGCAAGAAGTATGAAAACGCATTCTTCAAGCACATTGCTGGAAGGATTGATGTAAAACGCAGGGAATTCATCGTTAAATACGACACCAATGAGACGGCCAAGAAATTTGCGCGTCTGGATGGCATTGTGTTTGGCGATGGTATCACCGTGTGTCTTGAGGTCGATGAAAACGGCCACGAAAGGTATGCTTGTGATGAGTCTCGAATGCATATGGTGTCCGCTGAACTTCTCAAACAATACCCACATACAGATGTGTGTTGGGTCCGCGTGAATCCCACCACAAAACACAAGAACCCTTGGGGTGTCGCTGCCAAACGAGTTCGTGCTGAACGATTTGATGCTGTTATCAAAGCCGTGAACGATGTTTTGAAGAATAAGACAACTGATATTATTTACATAGGTTTTGATGTTTAGGCACGAAAGCACTTCATGATAGACTTAATCACTTTGCGCTTGATGCTTGGTTGTGAACTCGCGGTGTCTTCTAGATCATTGTTGCCAGACGTGATAATTGCATCAGCAGGATGATAATTCGATACAGCTGCAAGAAATTCTTCAACTTCATAAGAGTCCGACCGATAAAGTGTGAGCGGAGCAGATGGCTTCTTTGGCGCATTGGGAACCATGGTGTCAATGGAGTGGAAGCAGAGAGGAGTGTTCATATTTTAAGTAAGTGATTTATCTTATTTGTTGGCATTTTATATATACTTTGTCAAACCTGGGTCAAATGACAAGTATATCGACATAATTAACTTAAAATAATCTGATATGTGTGTATCATATAGTTATTATGGCTTCTCTCTTTGTGGTCACCCAAATTACAAACACCAAAAACATGGCAGGCATTCCTCATAACCACGCAATTGCTAACATTGACGGAGCCGCCATCTTTGGGTTCAGAAAGCTTCCTCTTGCAGCAAAATTTGCAAAGGCAATAGATCATCGCATTACTACAAACGCTGAGTATGTTTTCTGCGAAGACCTTGTAGAGCCCTTTTCCAACTTGGCAAGGGGTCAGGTTCTCAGTTTCAAGTATCCCTATGCAATCACCAGGGATGTCAGGTTTGACAACGTAATCATCGGTCGTGTAAAAGAGAGCGAACTAGTGGCTTATTGTTCTGCTCTGCAAGTTTCCACCGTGATGCTAAACGAAACATCTGATAGTCTGTATGTAGAGGACATTCTCAGCCCTGCCCGTTCCTTGCAGTATAGCGCAGGGTTTCTTGACTATCTCTACCACATTGAGGAAAGTGACTGATATATCGACACGTTATTTATAAGAAAACCATGATTTCTGATTTTGATGACCTTGAATAATTAAATATCATGTAAACTTAAACAAAACATGGTGGTAGAACTCACTAAACAGAAATCAGGGCCAAAGAAATTCAAGGCAGTGTTCTTGGATGACAAGACAAAGAAAAAAGTGAAAACGGTTTACTTCGGACAATTTGGCGCAAGCGATTACACAATTCACAAAGATCCCGCACGCATGAAGAGATATGTAATCAGACATCAGAAAAGAGAAGACTGGACGAGAGCCGGAAAGTACACACCAGGGTTCTGGAGCAAACACTTGCTATGGAGCAAACCTTCTTTCACAGATGCTTTGAAGTTGACGCAGTCTAAAGTCGGAGAGAGAATTGTATATAAAAAATAAAAAAAACATATTATCTAATCTTAACAAACGTATAATGAGTTATTTCCTGACTCCGTGGGCAAGTCATTTTGATGAGTTAAATGCTTCTGGAAACATTATTACAGAACAATATTTCATAGGAAATGGAGCTTTCCTAACTGGAGCAACTTTTACTCCACCAGCAGTTTCATCATCTGACATCCGAGGCAACGTTATTGGATCATACGCCAATGTGACCAACATCATCGCAACTGCTGGCAACATCGCAAATGTCCGCTTTGCTGCAGATGGCAACGTAACAGCCTCGTACTTCTTTGGCAACGGTTCCCAGCTGACCGGCGTCACATCAACTCTCCCATCCGTTGCAAACATCGACATCCGAGGCAACGTTATTGGATCATACGCCAACGTGACCAACATCATCGCAACTGCTGGCAACATCGCAAACGTCCGCTTTGCTGCAGATGGCAACGTAACAGCCTCGTACTTCTTTGGCAACGGTTCCCAGCTAACCGGCGTCACATCAACTCTCCCATCCGTTGCAAACATCGACATCCGAGGCAACGTTATTGGATCATACGCCAACGTGACCAACATCACTGCAGTCACTGGAAATGTTGGAAACACGAGGTTCCTTGGAGGCAATGTGGCAGTCAGCGGGCAGGTGAATGTCCTTGGCAATGTCGTTGCCCCCTTCTTCATCGGCAACGGTTCCCAGCTGACCGGCGTCACATCAACTCTCCCATCCGTTGCAAACATCGACATCCGAGGCAACGTTATTGGATCATACGCCAACGTGACCAACATCATCGCAACTGCTGGCAACATCGCAAACGTCCGCTTTGCTGCAGATGGCAACGTAACGGCCGCGTACTTCTTTGGCAACGGTTCCCAGCTGACTGGTGTCACATCAACTCTCCCATCCGTTGCAAACATCGACATCCGAGGCAACGTTATTGGATCATACGCCAACGTGACCAACATCATCGCAACTGCTGGCAACATCGCAAACGTCCGCTTTGCTGCAGATGGCAACGTAACGGCCGCGTACTTCTTTGGCAACGGTTCCCAGCTGACTGGTGTCACATCAACTCTCCCATCCGTTGCCAACATTGACATCCGAGGCAACATTATTGGATCATACGCCAACGTGACCAACATCATCGCAACTGCTGGCAACATCGCAAATGTCCGCTTTGCTGCAGATGGCAACGTAACAGCCTCGTACTTCTTTGGCAACGGTTCCCAGCTAACCGGCGTCACATCAACTCTCCCAT